TGCATCTCGATCGGTGACAGACCTACCGCAGATTGCGGCGGTGTCCACCAGCGCAAGTGCAGCATGTTGTTGAGATCAATGACGATGCCGTTCGTCGTGTAGTACCGCTGGCGGTTGACGATGTTCACCTGAACGTTGGTGGGGTGCAGCGGTGTCAGCGTGATCGGTGCGTTCGTGTTCACGTCTCGGTCGACGAAGATGTACGCGTTGCCGTGCAAGGCAAGCGAGGTCACGATCATGTGGATGAGTTCGTACTGCGTGTGCTCGGTCGAGCTGTCGATCCACTTCGGAATCGGCACCGGCTCGGTGCGATCGCCAACGTGGCGGATGCCACGCATGGGCAGCGATGCGACAGAGTCGGCGATCAGCGACACACACGCCATGAGGGCAGTGACCTCAAGGGCGGTGGACTCGGTGATCGATTCGCCTGACCAGTTCGTCGTCGGCAGCCACACAGAGGTGCGCACGGGATCAGGGTTGAGCGCGCGTTTTGCGAAGAGACTCATCGGTTAGCCACCAGGAATGAAGCGCAGATCGCCAGCACGCCGGCGGCGATCAATGCGGCAGGGATTGAAAGCATCGCGACACCAGCCACGATGAGGGCAGCGCCGATGAGCTCGACGATGGTGGTGAGTAGTTCACTCATCAGTCATGCTCCAAGGGTCGACGATCTGCGGGGTTCCCTGCGGACGCAGCTCGGGCGCAACGTGCGCCTGCAGTGCAAGAGTTGCGGCGACTAGTGGTGATACGTCGACGCTGTTGTCACGTCGATGCCATGCCCACGCATCGCCGAGGTTTCGTTTCTTTGATCCAGCGACCGCAGCGTTCAGCGGCACCTGGTCAATGTGGCGCAAGCGCCCTTGAGTTGCGAGGTCGTAGAACTTGCCACAGCCAGCAACCATCTGCCGTGTGCCAACTTCAACGATCTGCAAGCCAAGGTTGCGAAGATCAGACACCAGCGAGTTGGCACCCGATACCGGGTCGATCACGATGGTTCGATAGGTGCGCACACGATCTTCGGCGGCGAACCAGTCCAGCACCCATGAGGTGCCTGGTCGGTTGCCGATCACTTCGACATGGGCTGCGCCATCTGAGCGAGTGCCAGCGGCGCACAGTGATGCCATCGAGCGTGATGGTGTGACATCGAGAGCGATGGTCGGCTGGTCGGCGATTGCGCTTGAGGTGTCGGCGCAGGCTTTCCAGTCTTCTTCGCTGATGATCTGCCACGGTGCAGCAGCTGCTCGATCTTGGCGTTGGTTCAGATACGCGCGCCGGAACTCAGGTTCGCGCATTGATTCAAAGTCAGAGCGGATTGCTTCGATCGGCACGGTGATGCCGAGCGCCGGCATGCACGCACGCCAGGTGTCGGGGTCGCTGATCTCGGCGTCTTCGGGTGCTGACCATTCAAAGAATGCGACCGATGAGGTCTGCCCGGACGAGGCACGCATGCGACCGTCGTCGATCTTCTCGTTGAGGTACAGCGAGTCTTCGGTGCCGGCGGTGGAGACGATCCACAGCTGAGGCTGCGGGCGCGTGACCATTGCCGGTTTCATTGCTTGCTCGAGGCGGTCGTCGACGTAACTGAACGCTTCGTCAAGCACGCCGAGGTCAGCCTGTGCGCCGTGGCCGGCGCTTTCGGTGGTTGCTAGCAGCGACCAGATTGAGCCGTTGTTCCAGCGGATTGCTTCGCTGCCGTTGGTGCGTCGCACTTCGATGAGTTTGCTGAGCGCTGAGCGCTGCAAGGCGGGGACGTGTTCGTCTTCCCATTTGAGCCGAGCGTCTTTGCCGGTCTGTGCGGTGTAGAAGATTCGCTGCCGGTTGCCCATCGCCACGCAGCGATGAACCATTGTTGCCAGCATCAGGGTTGTCTTGCCTGACTGGCGAGGAACGGTGAGGCGCACTTCACGGTAGGCAAGCATGCCGGTATCTGGATTTACTTCTAGAGCTACGTCGACGACGTGGCGCTGCCACGGCATCAAAGGTGTGCCAAGGACTTCAGCGATCTGAGCGACTCTCCCACCGAGCGTGCGGCGGGACGTTCTCGGAGTTGACCATCGGGGTGGACAGTTCAGCGAGGAAAGAATCAAAGGCGTCATTGTCATTCGCCTTGCTTTCTAGACCGCTTCTCTGACGGTCAGCCGGCGTCAGACCGAGAAGCGATAGGCCCGTGATTATTTGCTGGTCAATTGCTCGGAGTGCGTTTCGTTCGCGCCAATCTCCATCGCGTAAGACTTTGAATCGCAATGCAGCGCGCTCGTCAATCTGTTCGCACACCATCTGTAAGAGTTCAAGATCCATTGACTGAGCGATCCAGTCTGCATCCTCAGTGAACATTCGATTCCACGCATCAGTTCCAACTGTACCCAGCGGGCGGATCGGTTTTGGCTTGCGTCGACGCTTGGTTGGCTGAGCCATTAGGACTCCATGAAGTCATGCTCGCGACCGGTTGATTCTGCGATTGGAAGGATGCCGGTGTGCTCTTGAAAGCGTCGGCAGATGACGTCGACGTAGCGAGGGTCAAGTTCTATGCCATAGCCGATGCGATTAGTGTCGTGTGCGGCGATGATTGTTGAGCCAGTGCCTGCAAAAGGGTCAATGACTGATCCTCGCTTTGATCCATCAAACGTATGAATGACCCATTCCGGTAGATGCGTAGGGAACGAGGCACCGTGAATGGCAGAAAACTTGTTACTGCGCTGCGGTGGTCCGTCGTACACGTTGCCGACAGTGCCCCGAAACTCTGCTGTGGGAATGCGTCGACCAGTATCGTTTGGCGTAAAAAAAAGCATAAACTCAAAAACACTGTTCATCACGCCCGCCGCCATCGCTGGCTGAGCGTGTCCCTTGTTCCAGATGGCTATGTCAGCCAACTTGTTTCGATAGTTATGAATGTATTGAGTTAGGGCGATCTTGTTTCCAGACAACATTTGGATGTTGACAACGCACAAGTCGACGTGTGCAAGTGCAGTATCAGTGAATAGTGTCAACAGATCAAGATAACTGTCTGCAATCAAGTTATCGTCATAGTCCCCATAGAACCCGTTAGCAACTGAGGCCTTGTTCCCTGAGAGTTTTGTTGAGTCGCCAGCGTTGTAGGGAGGCGACGTAAAACACATTGTCGCGCGTCGACCGTCAAGAACTTTTGACCATGCGAACGCATCAGTGCTGTCGCCGCAGATCACTCGATGGGGACCGAGTAGCCACACATCACCAGGCACCGTCTTAGCGGGCGGCGCATCTGGAATGTCATCGGGATCGGTGAGGACTGTGGGCAGCTGCTCGGGCTCGAGCGTGGCAAGTAGTTCTGTGAGGTCGCTGGAAGTCCAGCCGGAAGCGGCGAGCAGATCGGCGTCGGCTTCGGCGACGGCAGCGATGAGATCTGCCAAGGCTTGGTTGTCGTAATCGCCGAGCTCGGCGGTGCGGTTGTCGGCAAGGGCAAATGCCTTGGCGGTGGCATCGTCATCGTCGACCCACACCACAGCGATCTTCTCCCAGCCGAGTGACTGAGCAGCTTGCAGTGTGTGGTTTCCGGCGATCACGGTGCCATCGCGTAAAGCGACGATCGGCTTGCGTTGCCCGAACGTGTCAAGGCTGCGAGCTACGGCAGCGACATCGCCACGGCGAGGATTACCTGGCAGTAGCTTCAATGCTCCGATGTCCGCTGCTAGCGACTCAAGGCCCGAGACGATCATGTGACGCTCCCTGCTAGGTGTGGCCGTGTTGTTGCCTAGAAAGCCCCATGAGGGCTTGTGGGGGGGATTGGCTTGGGGACTCGGGGTGGACAGCAATGCGCTGACAGAAAAACGACCCGGTACGGGGGGGTCACCAGGCTCGAGATGTGGGCAGCGGTCGTGCGCCGGTTGGCATTCGTGCGCCGCGTGACGAGTTGCATGATCGATGTGCAGCAGCGACATTGTCGGGGGACTCGCCAAGATGTGGAGCAACTGACAGCGGGATGATGTGGTCGACTGTGTCTGCGCCAGGTTGACCGCACAGCCAGCAGATGTCGGACTGCTCAAGCACTCGCAGTCGCAGTCGCTTCCACGATCGAGTCGATCTTCCGATGTAGCGATCAGTCATGTCGACCTCGCAGTGTGTACGACAAAGGCGCCGCCGCTTGTGCGGTCGACGCCTAGTTGACGCACAGGGTACACGCTGAACTAGTGCAAACGCAAACCAACTCGTGTGTGCGTTGAGTTCTGCGTTGTCACCATGTCACCAATCACGCAACGTCGTCGACACTCTCAGTGAGCAGCGCGCGCCGTCGCTCGAGCATCCAGTCGCCACGCTCAAGTGTTGAGCGCCGGTAGTCCTGGTAGCACGCCATGCACAGACCAGCACGCAGGCGATCGTCGTGCGTGCCTGAGCAATAGGTGCTGCAGGCGACACAGTCGCCGCCGCTTGCAGTGCGTCGTGGCTTGACGCCACCTTCGTGGTGATTGTCAGACGGTGCGCCCCATCGGGTGACGATGTCGTGCAGCACTGTTGCTTGGTTCAGCATCTGGCGTGTGGTCTTGATGAGCAGCTGCAGTTCGTGGGCTGCTGGGTCGGGCTGGTCAAGGTAGCGATCGAGTCCTGGTGGATTGCCGGCAGCGTCGAGTCGTGGCGCTCCCCCGCCGCCGGTCGCTGTTGGGTAGCCAGGCTGAGCGTCTCGCAGGTTGGCGAGACAGTCGCCGAGGTGGATCTGCATCGCTGAGAGTCGGGCGATGATCTCGAGATGCTGGCGCTTCAGTTCAGATGAGTTGATACGTGACATGGTCAAGTCCTTCTAGGTCGGAATCGATTGCTGCTTGCAGTTCGTTGAGAAGCCTCTTTGGTGATGGCCTATCCCACGGAGGCGTGGATGCCATCGCTAATCGGGCAAAGTCCCAGAACGTGGGGTACTTCTTCATCCACGTTGATCTGTAGTAATTGCACCAGCCGCAACTCGGCACCAGGTTCCTGAAGGTGTTGTTGGTCTTGTCTTCGTCAAGGTGGTCGACGTTCACGCAGTCAATCCACTTTCCAGTTTCAGATTGCCAAGGGATTTGATAGGAGCACCAGTGACACCACGCGTATGTGGTGAAAGGGTCGCAGTCCTCTCCGGCGTAGAGGTTGTCCCACAGCACTCTGCGATGAACTCGAAGATCACCGTTCTTGTTTGCTAGCGGGTGCGATCGTGAATACTCAAGGATGTAGCCGTGCTGCTGCCAAGCCATAAATGGGCTCCTAGATCAGATCAGGTAGGTCGGGATTAGGGTCATCGTCGGGGTCTTGTTCTTGTTCTTCTAGATGGTCCTGTCGCGCTGCGCCGACTACGTCGGCCGCACCGCGCCACTTGGACTCGCTGACAGGTGCGCCACTTGAGCTATCAACCGCGCCGGTCTGCGATCCCTTGTCCCCCTTGACCGCGCCAACCGCGCCACTTTCGAGGGCTACCGCGCCACCCTTTTGCTGGCGCGATACCGCGCCACCCTCGATTTCATCGCGCCGGCGCGGTTGAGCCTCCACTATTTCGTCGAGGATCGAGCGGTGATCGGCCGAGTCTTTGAGCATCTTGAGCGCTTGGCAGACCAGTCGACGAGACAAAGTACCTTTCATCAAAGCGACCGCATGGTTCTGTGAATCGCCAGCCACCACGCCGGCAGCTTTCAGCAGTTCCATGTTCTGAGCAGTGCCGTCGGGATAGGTGGCGGCGTTGCGGTCGATCTCATAGGAGTAGCCGTCGTCGGTGGTGAGTCGCTGGATCTTCACCTCTTGTGGCACCCATGCGATGCGTGAGTGTGTGCGCTCGAGCTTTACGCCTTCGCCCTGCTTTGAGTCGGTGCGGGTGAGTCGCCAGACCAAGTCGACGTCGTCGTTCTTGGCTGATGATCCTCGCTGGCCCTTGCTGGTGTCTTTGCCTGAATGGTCGGTGCGTAGATAGGTGACGCCCTTGGCTTTCAGGGCAAGCCCTGTGTGGCGGTAGAACGCGCGCACGGTGTCGGCAGAGTCTTCGTCACCTTCCACGGCACGGCCGAAGGTGTCGATGATTGCAAGCTGCGCGCCGGTCTTGTCGATCAGTCCCAAGATGGCGTTGGCACCTTCTCGAGTGTCCAGCGGTGGCAACGATGGCAGCAGCGCATAGTGGAGCCGTGAGAGGTCGTCGTCGGGGCCGTAGCCGAGTTCACCGAGTCGTTCGAGCAGATCGGCTTCAGTCATCTCGTAATCAAGGTAGAGAACGTCAACCTGTTCGGCTCGGCGTTGGCCAAGCACACGCCGGCCGGTTGCTGCTGCTGCTGCGACTGCCAGCACGATGGTCGACTTGCCCGCCTTGGCTGGCGCATAGAGGGCAATGGCTCTGCCCTTCGGGATCACTGGATAGGCCAGCCACTCTTCGTCGGCGTGGTCTTGGTGCCAGAACTTGTCCCAATCAACCAAGTGCGCAAGCTCAACTCGGTCGGTCGGTGTCAGTGTCACATCTGGCATGTCGTCGTGCGTTATGTCTGTGACGCTGATGGAATCGAGCAGAGCGTTGACTGGTGCCATGTCCAACTCATAGAGACGTGACGCAGCTGCACTCCGATCGCCCTGGTGATGACGACAGGCGTAGTAGCCGAACCGTGAGTAACTGCCCTCAGGCAGCCAAGCGATCGAGCTTGAGAACACTGTCATCTGACCGCCGCCGCCGTGGCCGACTGTGGCGCTGATTCCTTCGCGCGCGTCTTTACCTGGTCGCACCCATCGCTGCTCGCCATCGGGC